TTACTCTTTACTAGATACTGCATAGGCATAGGCCTGACAAGCCTGTAACGCGATCAGTCCTTGGTCGCCGTCGCTGGTGATTCCGATAATTCGTTGAGCATGCGCTGGGTCAAGTTGGGCTCTATGGGCGCCATAAACCACGCCGCCGGTGCTGGTGGTGGCTTGCATTCCGTCACAACCAGTTGCTGCTGCGGCGTCGAGTTGGACTGACAACCGCAGATCAGCAGTGGCAAGGCGATCACGCAGACGTGCCTGTTTGGTTTTCTCATCTGTGAGCACTCGGTAATGGAATTGGTCGCTGGCTGCCAGCCATTGCTCCAGGGCGAGGCGCTTGCCCTGCTCTGCCAAAATTTGCTCTGAGTTGGCATTGGCCAGATTGGTGCGCTCGGTTTGGTGCGCTGCACGCATATCAGCCAGTTGTTTCCCGTAGCGCCAAGCGTCCACTTTCCATGTGGAAAAACAAGCAATGGCCATCGCCATAAGTACGGCAAAGCCAACCTCACGGCCCTGACTCACGCCAACACCTTCAGCGCCCGCGTATACAGTGCCTGACGATCCGCCAGTCCATTCAGCCCACCATTGATACGGCGGGTGATGGTGTCGAACTTGCCTTCATCAGCCAGGGTGTTGAGACCTCGGGTAGCCCAGAACCAAGCCGCAGACATGCACGCATGCTGTGGCTTTTCCAGCAGTTCAGGTTGTTTGATCAGATCAAGGCCCAACGCTTCGCCGCAGGTTTTGTAGTTGGCGCGGCCGGTGATCTGGATCAGGCCACGTCCGCGAAACTTGGAGCCGTCACCCGGTTGGGTGTTGCCGAGCTCGGCCCTGCCCTCGTATCGAGCTTGCGCGGCTGTTGGCCCCCAGATTTCACGCATGTATTTGAGCTGGCCAGACTCATGACCGATCTGGGCGATGAAGGCCGCGACACGCTGGGTGCCGACGATCTGGTACCGGTTCATGGCGGTGTTGAGGACAGGTGCAAAAACGCCGGCAACTTGGCCGGCGTTCGGGAGAATAAGGAGCAATTGCTGCACGGTGATGGGCATGGCTTTCTCCAGGCAAAAAAAATCCCGCACGCGGCGGGGTTCGGTGGTGTGTGCGGCTTCAGTCTTTGGCCGGAACGACCGCCTTGGGCAGCGGGAAGCGTTTCTTGATGTCGGCGACGGAGGCCAGCCACGCGGTGTAGTCCGGCGCGTTGCCCTGGCTCAGGCCGTCATAGTCAGCCTCCAGCCGTAGCGGGTCTGACTCGCTCAGGTAAGCCGCGCGGCGTGTGGCCAATATGCCGTCGAGTTCGGCGCGTTCTTTATCGGCCTGGAGCTGTTCGGCGGTTTTGAGTTGGCTGAAGTCGATGTTCATTCAGGAAGCCCTATGTGGCCGTTACGTGGGTTGACGATGTCTTCGGGGAAGTTGGCAGCGTCCGTAGAGTCCGGGCCGCACGGCAGCATCAGGCAGATGATCAAGTGACCGTTGCTACGGGTGATGTCGCCGATGATGTATTCGCAGTTGATGGCCGCTGCGGGCAACACCGCGCCTTCGGGAATGGTGGTGAAGTCGAATGTTTCGCCGTTGATGCTCAGCGTGTCGTTGCGCTTGATCAGCGTCAGTGGTTCGGCGCCGAACTTCGGCGAGAGCTTGATAATCATTAGAACCACCGGCCTATGGCTGTCAGTGTGATGAAGTAGTTTTGCGCAGCGCTGAAGTTGCCGGTGATGGCGGCAGCCGTGACGCTTGAAGGCGCGGCCTGAAGCTTGTTGATGGTGAAGGTGTTGGTCGACGCTGGCCCGCGCAGCGCCACCAGCACGGCCGGTGCTACGGCGAACACGCACGGAAATTGCCAGTTGACTGCGATGTCGGTATTAGCCGCGGCCGACATGCTGAGTTGCAGGTAAGTGCAGATGGCGGTGCCATCCGCCATCAAGCAGAACTCGCCATTGGCGTTGCTGCCGCGCTGGAAGATTGCGCCCGTGGGCACACCGCCCACTTGGGAGACGCCACCCAGTATCTCAGCCACTGCCGCGCTTTTAAGCCCAAGTCCCGAACGGGCAGCCGCCTGGTTGGTACCGCCCGTGCCGCCCTTGGCCACCGGCACGACGTTCTCGGTTGAGACTGTGCCCAGGTTGGCCAGCGCTGTGCCCCACTGCTGGATGATCCCTCGTACTTGGTCGGCCAGGTCTTTGACATAACCTTGCATGGGTGCGAGCGCGTAGCCGCCTGCTGCTACGGTCGACCCTTGATAATTGGGAGAGATAGATAGAGCGGTGTCGCTGGCAATATTGGAGACTTCGTACCACGCGCCGTCCGGGCCGCGAAACGCATCACCCACGCGCGCGTTGGCAATGAAGGCTGTTCCTGTTCCGATAATGGCGTTGCTGTTGTTCGTCGCTTTAACTGACCCGGTTTTATACCAAGGCATAGATCAACTCCTTAACTGTTGTAATATCTTTCGATTGGAAACTTACAGACCGGAATTGAAAAGCTCGGCCCCGAGAACTGAGTCAGGTATTCATAAGTCTTACTTCTATTGATTAAAATTTTCACAGATTGCAGCCCTCCATCAACAATTCTTAATCCTGCATAATGGACCCTTCCACAGAACCAAGCATTGCCCCTGTCTATACTTGAAATACAGATAAAATCATCGGGATCTACCGCTACCCTGCTGTGAAATACACCTACAACTCCGTAGCCAAGCGGGGGCCTCCAGTCCCAATCTTTCGTAAATTTACTGTACCGCACTACCCTATCGCTTGACGTGTAAACGACGCCTTCTGAGCCGTCATAAATCTCAAGTCCAAATTCATCCACACTTCTGCTATCTGAAAACTTACAAGAAACATATTCCATGTAAAAGTTCTGAACAGGACGCACACCATTTGACGCGCTCGTCACATTAAATCCTGTCCAGTAGCCCGGCCCGCCTAACACCCTCGTGTAGATCGCTAATGCAGAGTGGGAAGCGCCTGTACAGCAGGTGAAAATTTGAGGTGGCTCTTGTGTAAGGATTGGCTTTGCAAAAGTAACAGAGCCATATCCTTCGCCGTCAATATAGCGCGAGGTTATTCTGAAAGTTCCTCTTTCAGAAAAAACCAACGTCTTGTATTCACTACTTATTACAACAGAGCCTCCATTGTTAGTTGCAGAAAGGCCATAGTTCATCAAATAACCCTCACCACTTCTATCACGCTTTCCACCATCTCTTCAGCCCACGTATATACCCACTTTCCTTCGAAGTCGGTTTCGTAAGCGTTAGAGTAAGTAATGATCCCTATTTTTGTTCCCCCTAGATCAACATACGTGGGGACACAACCCCAGTACGCCTGCCCCATACCTTGCGGATAGGGCGAGTAGGCTTTAGGGGTAATGCTTACAAAGCACGTTGAGGCGTCATACCCCTCAACATCCATTGTTATATAGTCCCTCCTAGAACCGCTCCCATACCTGCGACTGGCAGGGATTGTCATCATCGCAAGTCTCTGAATGGTGAAGTCCTCCATCCCCAGAGTCTGCACGCCCTTCGTGTCGAGCACTTCTAGCCCATAGATCATGACTTCAGCTCCCGGCCTTCAGTAGAGTCAGATTCCCGGCCCGCAAACGAACGCTGTCATTTTCATCCTGTACAAGCAGGCCGTTGTTGTTGAGTGTCGTAGAGCCGCCTGCCCCGGAACTGCGCAGGGTCAGCATTCCTTGTGGAATATTGATTTCCAGTAATGGCAAGCCTTTGGCATTCACCGCACTCGACCGCAACGTCATCCCTAGCACCAGGTTCTGAATGAACGCCGTATCGATCATGGCGTAATTGATGAATACCTGACCGCCCGAAACTATAAATGGCGCACGGAGCTGACCCGTCACTTCGTCGATGATGGCGAAGCGTTGCGCGAAGGCCAGAATCTCCGAGGTGTCGCCGTCAGATCCCAATGCGAGGCCTGCCATGACCTTGCGCCCACCCACGATGGTTTCGGCCTTGATCGTGGTCTGGGCTGATACGCGCCCATTCACATCGACCACGGCCTTACTGACCTGCTCCACCGAGGCGGAGGTTTGGTTGAGGTTGACTTGCAGCTGCTCGGTTTTCATTGCCAAGGCTTCTTCAGCCGTGGCGCGCACCCTCTTTTCCAGCGCGAAATTGGCCGTTGAGTTCCACGCCTCCAAAGCACTGGCCAGTTCACCTTCGCCCGAGTCACTGCGCGCCTCTGCCCGCAACGATTCCAGGCTGCTGGCCGTGGCCACAATCTCACCATCGATGCGCGCCACTTCACCGCTGAGGGTTTCCAGCGCCTGGGTGTTGCCTGACACGCCCTCGCCCACATCGACCAGTTCGCCTTTCAGTTCCGTGATGCGTTTGGCGGCGACTGAATCGTTGGTGGCCACCACCTTTTCAAGGCTCGACAACCCGGCCTTGTTCTGGCCAACCTGTGCACCGAACGTGGTCACCCGCTCGGAAATGGCCTCGTCTTCAGTGGCCCGCACACGCCGCTCAACAGCCTGATCCGCCGTGGATTGCCAGCTCTTGAGAGCGTCGGCCAACTCGCCCTCGCCCGTGTCGGCGCGCGCCGCTGCCCGCAAGGCTTCCAGCGATGACGCTGACGCCGTGACCTTGCCGTCGATGTCCTCGATGTGGGTAGTGTTCTGGTTGACCTGAAAGGCCAGGCCATTGGCGGTTTCGAGGATCTCGCCGATGTCCCTCCAATAGACCGGGTTGGGCGGCGGTGTATCGAGCGGCACGTCTTGAAGCGCTTGATAGATGTGCCGTCCTTCGCGAGCGTTTTCGCCGCCCTTGTAGGTCTGCTTTGGATCGTAAATGAAGGTGTCGACCAGGCCTTCGACCTTGTCGCCCAATTCCTTGACCTGTCCTGCCAGCTCCTTGACCGAACCCGGCCCGTCACCGGTGATGAGTTCAATGTCCTTTCTCAACTCGGGATAAAGTGCACCCGTGCCGATTTGCCCCGCGAAGTACTTCTCGTATTCCGTTTGGTCCGAACTTGGCTGGCCATTAATCCCGAACTTTTCCGGGAACCACGGCCCGACATTGCCCGTGCGGTCCACCAGCCGCGCCCAGAAAAACACGCTGGTACCGGGCACGATGTTTTGCAGCTCATGCCGCGCTTGCGGGTAAGCGTAATCGCCGAGCTTGGTCGCAGACTCCCGATCATTGGCCGTGTTCTGCCAAATCTCGGTGCGCTGGGTGTCTTCTGCACCCGGTGGAAAGCCCCAGTTGAGGCGGATGCCGTAGACCAAGCTTTCAGTGGTCAGGTGCGTGACGGCCGGTGGTAGTCCAACTTTACCGTTGAGTACCACCTCCGGGCTTACCCCCCAAATCGAGGCCACGTCCATGGCGTTTACTGAGCTGACGCGCGCAAGGTAGCGCCCGCTGTAGATGCCTTCGACCTCAGCGCCCAGACTGCCAGTGCGCGGCAGACGTACCCAGTTGCCGCTGTCTTTGCGCCATTCGACGTTGTAAGCAATGGCACCCGGTGCTGACTCCCAGGTGATGCGCATGCTGGTGACAGCGATCCCTTGCGACACCACGCTGCGCGACTCCAGCGTAATGCCCGTGGGTGGCGCCATCACGCCGGGGGGAATGATGCTGGTCGGCTGCGGATCAATCCGGGCGCCTGTGTCGATGGCCGTGTACTTCAGCGGTTCATGCTGGGTTGCGGCGATCTTGAACTGGTGAAGCCCTTGCGGCTCGATGGTCTGCACCCGAAAACGCATCACAGCCAGGTCAGCGCTTTCCACGGACCAACTGCACTCAGGTTCTGGCTGCTCGGAATAATCCGCCATGACGGTGACCAAGCGACCTGAAACCGATTTAACGATACGCCCCTCGGATTTACCGCTGGGCAAGTTGATAATCAGTCGATCCTCTTGGTGCACTTCGGCATCGATGTCCAGGGTAATCACCCGCTTGGTCGCCGCGCTGATGCGCCCACCGTTCGGGCGCCCCGAGAACATCTCGTCCGCCACGCAGATGATCTGCCCCGGCTCAACGTTTCGCCCTTCCATACCGGTGGTGAACGTGACAGACCATTCTTCGTACTGCTCGGACTTCAGCGCCCATATGCCGTGGCGAATGGCTTCGCCCTCGACCGTGCAACCGAAGCGCGAGATGTCGAGCATGCGGTGGCCAAGCGCGCCGATTAAGTCGTCGTTGGTGACCGGCGCCGGTTGAGTTTTGAATTCGTTGTCCGGGTTGTCCCAGGCAACCTTGGCCCGCGTGTGCCGATCCGGGAAGGCAGCGGCGACGTAATCAAATTCACCAATGATGTTGGAGCGGGTGAACACGTAGCCGTCTTCGTTGCCCGGTATGTCCGCCACCATCGTGACTTGCGAGCCATTCCAGCAACTGCTGCCCCGGAACACACTGGCCAGGTCAGACAGCAGTGCGTAGCCCTCGATGGAGTCCTGAATGTAGACGTTGGTGGTCATGCGCGGCTGTAAGCCGCCTTTGCCATCGGGCACCATCACATCGCAGTAACGGCCAATTTCGTACAACGTCCAGTGATCGACCATGTCGGCAGAGATACGGCGCCCCAGCCCGTAGCGGCGATGCAACAGCAGGTCACGCCAGACCCACACCGGGTTGTTGGTGTAGGCCAGCTTGAACGTGCCGTTCCAGTCGCCTGTGTAGGTGCGTGATGGCGGGTCATAGTTGGTGGGCACCTGCACGATGCGGCCGCGCATCAGGGCGCTGAACTTCGGTGTGTCCTGGAACTGCTTGGCATCGAACTGCAAACCGCCGAGGGCCAGGTTCGGGTAGCGCAGCTTTTTGTCGATGACTTCGGTCAGGCCCTTGATGCGCATCAAGTCTGCCCAATTAGAGTCGTTGCGGTTGGGCGTGAGCCTGCGCACGCGCACCAGCGCGCTGTGGAACCCTTCCGGCAGGTCGATGCGATGCGTGCGCTCGTATTCAGTGGTGCCTTTATCGTTCAGCGTGGCCGAGAGCACGGTTTGATAGCTGCCACCGTCGACGGAGAGGTCGATGGCGTAATCGATGCGATAGCCCACTTGGTCGCCGTTGGTTTTGATCTCCCAAATCTGCGGCCATGACAGGCGAATACGCACGGCCGACAGTTGCTGGTCGGTAATAGCGCGCGTCCAGGCGTTATCGGATTTCAGCTCGACCGGCAGACCTTGCGAGGCTTCGCTCTCGATGGACGGGAAGCCTGCGATGTGCTCCTGATCGACCGTGCCTGCGCGAAAGTCCCACACGGTGCCGGGGAAGTTTTCACTGCCATCCGGCGAAACCAAAGGTGTGCCGTTGAGCTTGACTGACCTTTTGCCATCCACCGGCCCGACAATTGGCCCTTCGCTCAGCGCGTACAACATCTTTACCGTGGCGACCGAGAGCGCAGTATCAGGCGCCTTGTACGGGGTATAGGGCTTTGATTCGCCGCCCTTCGCGCCCATAACGTGGGCAGCAGGAATCCGGCGCCGACGCTTTGCAGCGGGCGCTGTTGCAGACTTGGCCATAGTTTTTCCTTACTGCTGATCTTCCGAGAAGACGCCAGCAGAGATGAGGGCGCCGCCGATGTCGCGCTCGCCGTAAAGCAGTGGTTTGCATCGGCCTTGAGCCATGGTGGTGACAGCGCCGCCGAACGCATAAGAAGGCCGGTTGCCGTCGCCCTCCTTGTCCAAAATACCCGCCGGGGATGGCGACATACTCATGGCGATACCGCCGATCATCAGGCCCACACCGGCCGCGGCCAGGTAGTACTGCTGGGTGACGGCGCCAATGACCACCAGCGCGAGGCCTGCAATCGTAGCGAACAGGCCGCCACCCTTGCTGCCGATCACTATGGGCGCAATGCGGATGGGGTCGACCGTGTCCTGACGCATTCCAATTTCGCTTTCGCTGAGGTTTTTCTTGCCGCGAAAGATGGCGTAATTCAAGCCGCGCTCTTCGGAAAACCGCAAGAACCGCTTAAAGCCCGGAATTTTCACGCACAGGGCGTGTATCGCTTCGGCGCCAGAAGCCACGGCCAGGTGATGCACGCGCCCGAACCGGGCACCCAATACGCCGTAAAGCATCACCAGCACCACCAACGGTTGCGGGCGGATCATGGTTTTCATGGCCATCAGGCAACCTCCGGCATGCGTTGGTGCCGAAGAATCAGCACGGTGTAATCGGCCCACATGCTGCCGTATACATCGCGGGTGGATTTTTTGTTGTAGCGGTGGTGCAGGAAGGTGCCAGGGGCCGGGTGAACATCCGGCTCGCTGGTCAGCAGGCCGTCATCGAGGTAAATGCCTGCGTGGTTGGGGGCGTCAGCGTTGATCTGCATAACGATCATGTCGCCCTTGCGCGGTACGGACACAGGATAGAACCCGGCGTCTTCGTAGTACTTTTCGTAGAGGCTTTCGCCGTCATTCCACCAACCGTCCCGGCGCGGATAGTTCGGCAGTTCAATGCCGTGCTCGCGCTCGTAGTAGTCCCGGCACAGGGCGTAGCAGTCGAGCAGGCCGTGGCCAAACTCGCGCCCAATCAGCGGCGCCTGATAGCCGCAGGGCTTAAACTCGAAATACTCACCCGAGGGCCAACTGACGATGCCCCACGGTTTTTCGTGCAGCTCGCAACTGACCCGGTCGGTCATGCTCGGCAACGGCGGCACGTCCGGGTGGCTGTGAATGATCATCGTCACTTCACCGCGATCTTCGGCATCGCATTTGTCGGCCGGGTTGATGATGAAGTGTTCGCTTGGGGTTTTGGCGTCGTTACGGCACGGCACGTACTTCAGACGGCCCGCCTCACGGATTACCACACCGCAACTTTCTTTGGGAAACTCAGCGGCCGCGTGGCCTTGAATCTGTTTGAGCATCGTTTTGTTCATGGGTTGCCTATCCAATCAGCGAAGCACCTGGCACCCCGCCGAATGGCAACGGATTGCCGCGCCCGTGGCGTTTCTCGCAATCACTCAGACGACCGCCGCACCGGTCAAGCGCAGGATCATCCACCGGGTTGCCATCGAGGTCGAACATCTTGGTGTCGGTGTAATTGCAGTCCGGCCCGCGATACTCCCCCCACAAGCACCACTCGCAGCGGTTCATGATCAGGCCGCCGGGGAGCTGCTGCCCTTTGATCGCAGTGGGCGGTGCGAGCGAGAACAGAACCTCTTGCCGCCCCAGGCTGGTGACCTGATTGATGTACGAGATATCCAGCGTTTCCATGCTACTGGCACCGGGATTGCCCTCGGGAAAATTCACCGCATCAAGGTACTTGGCGTAGGTCTGACGCACCGTCAGTTTGACGCCGCTCATACCTTGAAACTGGCGGCAAAGCGCAGTGATCGTGCCGTCGATGTTGCTGATTTTGAGCATCGGCGTGGACGAATTACCCTCCACGCTGCGCCCAAAGCCGCCCGTTTCGTAGGGTCTGGGCAGGTAGGCTTCACCCTTCCAGATAATCGGCGTCGACTGCTGGTGCGCGTGAAACCGCAGAATGCCCATGCCGCGCGCTTCGCCATCCAGTTCGATTAGCTGGATCAGTGCGCCCGGCTCAAGCTTTTGGTTGTCCAGGGTGATCATGGGTTGAATACCTGCCTGAAAGTGGTGCTGAGGGTGAACTTGTTGTTCCCCAGGGTCTGGAGTTGCCAGCCACCCTCGGTAATGAACGCGCCCCGCTGTTCGAGGGGCGGCGTCCACAGGAAGTGGTTGGCACCCTTATGCCGCTTGAAAAAGTCCCTGATGGGCTTGATGTAGGTCGCGTTTCCCGTGAACGAAACCGGGTATGAACCGGCGACGTTATTGATGCCAACAGACAGGCGCTGGCTGTAGCCGTTGCCAAACTTCGACTCCAGCGTGTCGGTCTGGTCATCACCCGACGAACCGACCCGTGGCGACCAGGTGAAAACCTCTGCCATCAGCTATTTCTCCGGTTGTTAGGGTCAAGCAGGCCATTTTGGCCTTTCTCTTTTTGAATCACTGAGCGGGCAATGTTGGGCATTTCAGCGCGGGCAGTGGCCAAGAGCGCGAGGCCCATCTGCTCGTAAGCGTCAGGCGCGCTGACTGAGCCGCCAGAACCATCGGAATTGATGTGAAGATTGATCTGCGGTGCGGCCCCGCCTCCGATGGCAACAGTCGGCGCGGTGAATGCAGGGGACATTGCGTGGCTGCCGACGAATCCGCCACTGGCGTAACCAGGCTTGCCGCTGCGGTTCAAGCCGATCAGGTAATCCTTCATACCGGGTTGGTCCACCACTTCCTTGCGGATAACCACCTCACCGCCGTGCACCACGCCCTTGGGTTCAAACTTGCCGCCCGCGCCGGTGTAGCCACCTTCGGAGAAGCCAGCCAGCGCCATGCCGGCCACCATGCCAGCATTGGCGTAACCCGCAGCAAGCAGCGCCGCCCCGACTGGAATACCGCCAAGAATGGTCAGTTCAGCAGGTGCTTTAGCAGCGGCGATTTGAGCGTTCATGATGATCGACGCGACCGCGAAGGCTTTTTGCGCAACAAAGAGGGCTTTGTAAGCACCCGACTGTTCGCCTGCGATCTTGCCCACCATGTCAGCGGCCTGGCCTGACAACTCACTAAAGGTGCCTATGACCGCTACCTTGTAGGCGCCCTGAATTGAGGAGAGCTTTTCGCCATTGACGGCATTGATTTCTTTAACTCGATCAAGGTATTGCTGTTCAGCCGCAAGCCGTTGCGAAAAACTGGCACTTTCATCAGCTAAAATCTGATCGCGCAGATCTTTTTGCATGGCAAGCTGCTCTTCATGCCACTGCTTCAATACGACCTTGGCCTGAGCCACCTTGACCATCTCACCAGAAGCGCCACCCACAGAGGCATCCAGCCCCGAAAACTCAGGGGCGCTTTTCTTGTTAAACGACGCTTTGGAGATAGCATCAGCGCCTTCACGGTACTGATCCGAGGTCAAGCCACCCTGTGCGTTGAGCTTGGCCAACTCCGCAAATCGTTTGCGCGTAGTGGCCAGCAAATTGTCCTCCTGCCGCTGAACATCCCCCATCAGGTCCTTGTAAGACTTCTGCGTGTTGAGGTTGTCGACGGCTATGGCAGCACGCTGTAAATCTACCTTTTTGGCCGCATCCAACGCGCTCAACGTGCCCTTGCTAGTCTCAAACTCGATTTTGGCCAGTTCGGTTTTGGTGGCGTGCACGTCGGCCTGTTCGTGGAGCGTGCGCAGAGTTCGGCTGTAGTTGTCTTCTAGTTGCTTGGCTTGGCGGGCTGAATCGTCTGCTGCTTGCTTCGCCTTGCGTGACGCCTCTTCCTGAGTTTTTTTAGTTTTCTCATAGGCATCTGCTGCTTTGGCTTCAAGTTGCCCCCGAAGCAAAAGCGCCTGCCCCTCTGGCGTTTTATCAAACCCTTGGTTTAAACCAGCACGTGTTATGGCTCCAAGCTCAGTTGGATCTTTGAGCTTCGCTGTTTTTTCCTTCAGTGCATCAATTCGCTTTTCCCATGCTTTGACGGTCTCATCAGTCAAAGCACCATTAAGAGCTCGCCCAAACCCAGAGGCACTCGTAGTTGCAGCATCCACCAGCGGCGTGAACTCGCCAATTCTGATATTGAGGCTGTTTAGGTTTCCTACTTGGTCAGAAACAGCGCCTGCTGACTTTTCAATAGCCCGTCTAAAGCTATTGCCCGCAGGAACTCCCTCCAAAAGACTTTGAACAATACTGTCAACACCGCTGCCATTTTCTGCGGCTTTCCTAAGCTCGCCGAGTTGATTGATGATTGAGGTAAACAGCTTCCCTTTAGGGGCACCGCGATCATAAAAACCTTTCTCAATTTCGGTAATAGCGGAGTTGAGATCTTGTTGAACCTGTCCGAGCTGTGCTTTCGCATCCACAAGCAAAGCGCGGCGCTGCTCTTTCGATGCTTGTGCCCAGGTCTTACCGTACTCCTCAACAGACAGAGACAGGCTATCCATGGAGACCGTGGCGTCAGCTGCTCCATCACGCATCAGATAGAAAGAAGCACCAACGGTAGCCGCCGTAATTGCTAACCCAGCAGGCCCACCCAATATACCCAGCAGTGCCCGTCCCGAAGTCAACGCCATTGCTTTGTTGAGGTTGTTTTGAGCAATTGTCTGAGCATTTATCGCCGCAGTGACAGCAACTTGCTTGGGCACCAATTCACTCTGTACTAAACTTAAGCGTTTCATCCCCGTAGCTGCTGCCACGGTCGCTTGAGCTGCTGCCAGTTGAGCCTTGGCATAGATGACTTGCGAATCAGCAACGACATAGGTTGCGCGAGCAACACCGATGGATTCGGATCTGACTTTTATCAGTGATGCTGCATGAGCCAGCGCACCACGCGCGGCTAACAACGATTTACCTGTAAGCGCACCAATTGCGGCGGCGGCTCCAGTTAAAGCTAGCAGTCCGATATTGTCCGCCATAAACACGATGGCTTCTGAAAACAGCACAGTGCTTCCCGTCGCGCTATCGGCGCCGCCTACCCATGCCTGAAACGCATTGCTCATGACCTGCATTGAGCCGCTGATGGTAGGCGGCATTTTGCTGTACTCCTCGCGGAGTTTAGTTAACTGTCCAACGATAGCGGGAACAAGTTTATCGGTTGTTAAAAGACCTTTGTCGGCCATGTCTTTGAGTGCGCCAGTTGTCACACCCAAGCCATCTGCGAGGGCCATCATTGCCCGTCCGCCGCTCTGACTAACACTATTAAAGTCTTGGCCGCGCAACACACCTTTGGCCAGTGCTTGGCTGAGCTGGGTTGTTACGGAAGTTACTTCTTCAGCGCTTGAGCCAGAAAGCTGAAAACTGGTAGCTAAAGCTTCTGTAAACTTGATGGATTCTTGCGCGGAGAACCCATACTCCTTCAATGATCGCGAAGAGCGAGTGTAAAGATTGGCGTTATCCGCAAAAGACGTTGTGGTCCGTTGACTAATATCAAACAGGGCTTGCTGTGCTTCTTTGAACTCGGCCGTGCTCGAGGTTGCCAACTTCAAACGCGCATTGATTGAGTTCCACGCATCTGCTTGCTGAATAAGGTTGCCAACTGCAAGCGCCCCCACCATGACAGTTGCATATCCGCTTACGGATTGAGTCAGCGATGAAACAGCAGAGTTCTGTGCGTTGATAGCGGCTTGTTGCGACCGCCACCCATCAGCGGCCTGGCGGTTACCGCTGGTGATTGTCCGAAAATAGTTTTGACCCATACGCCCAGCACGGGCCATTTCACGCTGATACGCTCCCGTTTCAGCGGAGACGCTGACAATGAGCTTGCGTAAGGTTTGGCCTGCCATGCTTTTCTCCGGGAATTAAAAAGCCCGGCACATGGCCGGGCTTATATCTTTCAGCTTTTTAAAACTCTAGCTTCAAGTCCTCAATAGATCCTTCTAAAAGAACTTCCCTTACATCCCCACTGGGTGACTTAACTACGATCTTATGACTTGGCGAATTCTTATCTCTAGATTTAAGCCCAAGCGAAATGCTTATTGGCCCTCCAGCCGCATGGCCGTTCACGGACAAAATATAATACCCAGCGCCGATAAAATCCGAAAGTGGAGACCCCTCTTCAATCTCTTTGACAAGAACCCCAGGCCCACTACCAGAAGCAATAGAACTAGAGCCTGACACAAGCTTATAGGTATCCCTCACCATCGCAATTACAACCCAAGAAATGACTGTAAAAGCAATGCTAAAAAAACCACCTAAAATCACAGGCCAATTAGTCACTTTTTCGAAGGAACCATAGGCACCTTCGACAAGCAATGAGCCATTACCCATCATAAAAATAACAGTAAGCACCACAACTAATATAAGAACAACCCAGCAAAAATAAACCCAGCCATCCCACTTATCCCTATTCATCTGTACATTTCCCTGCATTCAAAAGAAATGACTTTACCATTTGTTTGGCTCAAGCATCCATGCCAGCCAAATTACTATCCAGACGACTTTGCAATCAAGAAAGCCCTGAACAATGCCTCTCCCTCAGCCGCTTCCTGCTCTTCATCCACCGGCTGCACTTTTTCAGGCGCCCATTTCGGCATCAGGTCCGAGGTTGTTACTTTGGCGCCCTGCGCCTGGAGCGTCGAGGCCGCCACAATCGAGGCCTGTATATCCCCGCGAATATCTCCAATCGGCGACTCTCTGTCATAAGCCATCCACAGCAATAATTCTTCGGCACTCATGCGTTCACGCAGGTCGTGCAAGGTCATGCCCAGGCGGAGGGCCAGCGCAAGCATGAAAGCCAGCGCTGGTTCCTCCGTCAGTCGTTTCCCGCTGCGTCCACCGGGTCGGGGTCATCAGCCGTCACGCCAACGCCACTCAGCTCAAAAGCCTTGGCTGAAAGGCGGTCATGCACTGGGCTAAACGCCTCGACCACCTCATCAATGTCATCGTCAGTGAACACGCGTTGCTGGGCTTCATCGAACAAGGTGCGGACCAACACAAAGGCATACAGCTCATTGGGGTTGATCTCTACCTGTGGCTCTGGCGAGGCGTCTTCGCCCTCGACCACTTCGGCGGCGCGAGCGCTCCAGCCTGCATCGACACGGGCGGCAGACACCAGCTCAGCAGCTCGGCGCCGGTATTCAACCCAATCGCCCGCGCTGAGGGCACGGACTGTGACCTCTGCGCCACCCCACTCTTCCACTGCGATGGTCTGATGCTTGAAGTTGCGTAACGGATCGAGTGCAAAGGCACGGATGCCGCCTGCTGCGGCTTTAACGCGAGCCATTACGGCGCCACCGGCATGTCAAAAGATACGGAGCCCGTGATTCGCACGTTGAACGTGCCGTTTACGGTGCCGTTGGGTGCAGCATCCCACGTGAACTGGGTGACCAAACCCAAGAAGTCCGAGGCGGTGCCATCTTTGAACACCGTTTGAAACGCTCGGGGCTCGCCATCGTCACGAGCGGTGCGCAGCACAGTTTGCGCCTCGTCGTCGGCCTTCCAGTTGCCGGCCATGCTGAATGTGCCGTTATCGGCCAGGCCGGTGGTGAATTCCTTGGCTTCGCTGGCCAAGGTGGTGGTTTCAATCTCGTCAGACTGGCCGCCTTGGAACTGCGGCTGTTTGATGGTGACGGAAAGGTCTGCCCACTCCAGGTCGGGGTCTTTTGGATTGATGGTGGTGAGCTTCGAAACTTTAAGCTTCGTGCCCTGCGTTTTAACAAACTTTGCTTTGGTGGGGGTTTGAGCGGCCATGTGGCCTCCTATCAAGGTTGCAGGGTGTATTCCCAGCTCACGCTGTAGAGTTTGGTGTCGCTTTCAAAGGCGTCCGGCAGCCGGTCCGCGCTGCCTGTGGTGAAGTCGTCACCGTCATGGGTCATGGCGGTAAAGGCTTGCCGGGCCAGAGCCAGGGCTTTGAGATAGCTGCCCCCCCAGGCGTCCACCTGAATGCTCAGGTCGCTGGAACCGTCCCATCCGTTCAGGGTAAAACCGGCGCCTTCACTGACCGTTTGCAGGATCAAGCGCGGCAACGCAGCCCCCTCGGGGGCAACGCCGAAGTAAACGCGCCCCTCGACCAGAGGCGAGAGCCTGTCGATAAGTGATTTCTCGATCATGGGTTACCCGGTAATGGCGCTGTCGATGCCTTGGGCCAGCTTGTCGGTGACGGCTTTTTCGATCTGCGGCAGGCTGTTGTCCCACGCAGGGCGCATGAACGGCGCTGCGGGATTTTTTGAGGTGCCGTACTCCACAAACCACCAGTAGTACGGCGCGTCGTAAACGGCCTTGGTGCTGCGACTCTTTTTGCCGCGACCTTTGATGGATTGGGTGGTTTTACCCTTGGGCTTTTTGACCCGTAGGCCCGCCGTGGCACCCGTTGGGGTTTCAGACTGTTTGAGTCGAGTGGCGGTGATGTTTTTCTTCAAACGCCCGGTATCGACCGGGGCAAGTGCACGCGCTTTGTCGCGCGCAACCCGGGCACCGGCCATTACAGCATCGCGCACCACCTTATTGCCGGCAGCGCGAGACAAACGCTCAAAGTCCGCTTGCAGCTCACCCAGACCAAGAATGCTAACTGAGCCATTACTCATGAGGGCTCACCGTTTTGCACATGAGTTTAAGCATGTCCCGCTGATTGGTTGGCAGCGGGGCAATGATTTCGTAAGTGATGCCGTCATGGACCAGGTGCTGGCCAGCCACAACGTCGCGGCGGTAGCGAATGTTGATTTCGGCACTGACTTGAACCTGCATCTGGGATGCGGCCAAGTACATTCGGCCCGAGGGGATGTTTATCTCAGCCCAAATTTTGCCGAGATCAACCCACTCTTTTGTGGGCTGGCCCAACTCATCCTTGATTTCGGCATAGCTGCGAAGCGTGCAGCGGTGACGCAAATCCCCTGCTCTCATCGCTCAGGCTCCGTTTTAGCTGGACCACAGAAGTTGCGAGAGGACCACAGCAATGACTCAACTCCCAAGGGCAGTTTGTCCACGGTGACGCCCATAACTACGGCTTCTCGGGTGGAGTACGAACTGCCGAGCAACAGCAATATCGCGGATTTGAAGGAAGCGGGAATATCGCTGGCTTGCACGAAGGCAGGGTTGTCGCAGTACCACAGCGCCCAGCCCAGAGCAGACTCGGCATACAGCTCGATCAGGTCGTCGTCCTCTTGATGATCGACCCTTAGGTGCTTTCGCATCAGCTCAATCGTCAGTAGATCCGCGACGGTGAGGGTCATTTTCTGGCGCCTTTCTTTTCAAGAGTGACCGGCGTTTCGAGCTCTGGCTCTGGCTCTGGCTCTGGCTCTGGCTCTGGCTCTGGCTCTGGCTCTGGCTCTGGCTCTGGTGTCAGGATGGGGGCAGCCTGAACTTCTTCTGCCAACCCCATGCTGATCAACGCCTGTGCATATTGGCCTTTCACGACCTGCACTTCGAATTGGTTGAAGTTACCCGCGTGGTAGTGCGAGAACTGGCGCAGTGCGCGGATTTTGGTCATTGCGGTACCGGGGCAGTTTCCTGCCCCGCCTCGGTTATCAGCCGCCTGCAGCTGGGGTGAAGGTGCCTTTGATGATCGCGGCTGGACGGTAGTGCGTCACTGCCAAACGCTCTTCGCACAGGATGGTCAGCATGTTTTTGACGAAGTTGTCGCGATCTTGGTTGCTGACTTCGACGGTGGCGTCCATGCGGTCCCATACCTGCGAGGCGAGGTCAAAACCGCCTACGGTAAATGTGCCCAGCGCCTGCGCTTTGGTGACCACCACCGGCAGGCCCCACATGACTTTTGCCGCAAATGCAGCAGGACCGCCAAAGATGTAACGGCCGTCTGCGTCTTTGAGCAGTGCGATTGCATGCCAATCGCGTGGGTTGAGGATCAAGCCGGAGGCTTCAAACTCGGACTCGCTGGTCTGGAAAATCGCATGGGCAATCTGGTCGGCACGGGTATCGCCTTCCGCGTTCAGGCCCGCATCGTAGTCAGTGGCCACCTTGTTCAGGCCAATCAGGTTGTCGCCCGTTCCGTCACCGTTGAGTAGTTGGCCTTCTTCAACCAGCGCCAAGCCGAACAGCAGGCGATTGTTGACGTAGGACTCAAGCATTGCAGCGTCATCCATCACTTGGCGCGAGGCCTGAATCCAGTGCGCGAGGGTTTTGACGTTGGCGGTTTCTTTGGTGAAGGTCAGTTGCGACTCTGGCTTCAAGGCGCCTTCGGCTACGGATGCGGCGCTGTTGGTGAATACGTTTTCACGAACGTATTCAATGGCGTTGGAGGTGGTGCGACCTTGTGCCAACAAATCACGAATGGTCAGGCGGCGCAGGCCGGGCATCAGGATGCCGGTGTTTCGCTGCGTTTGAATCAACGAGCCAGCAGACTCTGCGCCACTGCCAAGCGCTTTGTTAAAGGTCTTGACGTCGATCTTGCCGGAGGTCGAGCCGTTCCACGACTTTTTGAGATCTTCGGCGGTTTGTTCGGCGAATGACTTTTGGGTCTGCGGGTTATCCAGGTTGCCCGCCGCAAGCTTTTGCTCCAGGTCAAACAATCGGGTACTGGATTTGGTCAGGTCAGCCTGGACCGTTTGCAGTTCCGTTTGCAGCTTTTTGCTGATTTCACCGGTCTCGGCGATCTCTTTTTTCTGCGCGTCGAACAGTTGGGTCATGTTCGTTTGTGCAGTTTCGATTGCCTTTTGAATATCAGCCAATTCGGACATTGTTTAGTTTCCTACAGATGGGAAGGACTTGATGCGATCAAGGATCGCGTTGATTTCGCCACCTTCGGAGTCGCTCCGAACTGCGGACTTGATGCGGGCGATTAACGCCAACGCTTCGGATTTGGAGAGGCCAGCTGAATCCCTCAGCCAGTTCTCCGCGTCACGGATGGTTTCGATGGTGTCCATGCTCTTGAGCGCCGAGACGGTTGCGTGCTCGTTGGCTGGAAAGGTGCAGATGCTGATTTCGCTCAAGCGGGAGACGTTTTTGAACGAATAACCCGTCGCAATAGGGGCACAGTCACCCTTGGCGGCCGAGAACCCCACGGACATGCCGCCGACGGTGCCGTGAATCATTGCGGCTTTCAGGGCTTCTGACTGGGGGTTACCAGGGGTCAGTTCGCCCCTGACATGCAAGCCGGTGCTGTCTTCTGACAGGTCGAGCCATTTGCCCACCGGGATTTCGTTGCGCCGATGGTTGAAGAACATGGCCACGGCCCGCGACTGGGTTTTCAGTGCGGTGGCGAAGGCGCCCGGCTCAATGATGTCGCCGTCACTGTCGACCACGCTGAAGACGCTGGCATAGCCTTCAAAAATGCCTTGGGCGCCGCCGCTGGAAAACTTGATGGCGGCCTGATCGAAGGCCAGGTTTTTGCAAATGCTCGGCATTTCAGTCTCCAGAAAAACTAAACCCCGCTGGGTGCGGGGTTTGTTTTGCCAAGGTGGGTGAGCGGGACGTTTTGCGACTGGCATGTCGCGACTTCGCCACCCGGTAGAGGGGGCAAGTTGTCGACCCGTCTGAGTTCGTTACGGGTTCTGAGGCCTTTATCGGCCATGACGCCCATGTAGGCGGCGCGTGCGGTTGAGTCGCCGCGCAGCAGGCCGTCGAGGTTGTGTTCTGCGTGGAGCCGGCCAACGTCTGCGGGCTTGACCAGCCAGCGCTGAATACAGCCTTCCCAGATTTTCAGGTAGGGATCGAGGGTGTATTGCAGGAAACCGAGGTTCTGCTGCTCGATGCCGGAACCCCAGCTGGTGGACTTTTCCACGTCGCCCACCAAGTGCGGCGGTACGCCAAAGAAGCGGGCCAGTTCGCTGACCTGAAACTTTCGGGCAGCCATCGTTTCGGCGTCTTGCGGGCTGACGCCGATGGCTTGGGTGGTGAATCCACCTTCCAGAATCCACAGCCGTTTTTTGACGGGACCGCCGGAGATTTCTTTGAAGTTGGCTTCCACTTGGTCGCGTTGCGCGGCATTGAGTGTCTTGCCTTCGCCGGTCATCAGCAATTGCGGTGATTTCGCGCCATTGGCGTAGAAGTCGCGCTGCTGGTCTTCCATCGCCACCGCGACACCGGCTGTACGGGCTCCGAAGGCGATCGGGGAAAGCCCTACCAACCCGTTGAAGCCGAAGCCTTTGAGGTGAAAGATTTCAGACTGTTTGAAGTCGGCGTATTCACTGTCGCGCCGGTAGCGATAGACAACCCTTTTGCCTTCCAGTCGCACGTCCATGTTGACGGACATCAGAGGCACCAGGCTGATGGTGTCGCCTACGCTGTTGCGCTCGATCAGCGCGTAGGCGTTGCCGTAGTAGCAGAGTTGCATGGTCATGGCGACGCGAAAATCGAACGCGGTCATGAACTGATTGGGGCTGTATCGCAGCAAGCGGGCCAACGGGTTATCGAGGCCCACTTTAGTGCGGTCGTCATCTTTGGTCTCAAACACATCCAGCGGCAGGCACGCCGTGACGCTGGAGATCAGCCGCACACAGGCGAAGACTGTGGAGATTTGTAGCGAGCGTTCGTCGTTGACGACTGAGTCGCCCACGGTGCCAGAGGCTGATACTGGGCCGGTTTGTGATCCCTGATTGGGAGACACCAGGCGCCCACCGACGAAGAAGCTCGCCACACGCGCCCAGAAAGGACTGCGGGTGCGCAGGTCTATGCTGTAGTCGGTATCTGCCATTACATACTCATTGGTCGATTGAGGAAGTCATCGATGTTTGCGGTGGACATGGGGTTGAGTGACAGCAGCGTCACTGCGTTAAACGTGGCCATTAGGGGGTCGATCTTGGCCGAACCCGAGGCCTGTTTTGTGATCAGGATCGAGTTGCCGCGTGGTTCGACTTTGGCGTTGCCGCAGCACCAGGCCATCATCGGCTGACCGCCGTGAATCAAGGTGCCTTCGGCCAGTTTGCGCTCGGCAGTTTTGATGGCGCCGCCCAGCTTCCAGCCCTGTGAAATGCCAATAACTTTGTCTTCCGGTACACCGGCTTCGACCAACGCATCGAGAATCGCGCCAATACCCGCCGGATCGAGACCAACCTTGTCTAGCAAGCCGGACTGTTCAACGCGAGCGACCAGACTGGCCACCTGCTCCACGTCTTGGCCGATTTGCTCGACCAGGGTGAGGTTGTTGTCTTTGGCGAAGTCATGGAAGTTGGCCGCCACGGTTTGCCGTCGGGTCAGCACCGAGGGGTGCGCCCATGCGTGGGTCCAGAGCAGCCATTCGCGCGTTTTCCGGTGCCTGCCAATGGCCGCAAAGCCCAACAGGTCGTCCAGTCCCCCGCCGTCGATGCCGATGTCGATCACTTCGCACATTCGCAACAGGTCGTCGAAGCTGAGTCCAGGACGTTTGCCTTGCACCTCCCAGAAGTCAGCACCGGCCCAGCGTTCAGAGAGCAGCGCTAAACCGACTTCGATGTTGGCATGCTTGGCCAGAAATCCCCGTAGCTCTTCTTCGCCCGCTTCCTGCGCCATTTTGAAGCTGCGCAGCAGGAAAGCTTCGTCCACCGAGAACCCCATATTCGGGTTAACCAGGTGGAAGTTCTCGATCAAGCGGGCCTCACCGCTTTTGATCATTGACTGCGGGAACTCGTAAATCACCGGCAGGAACTGGTTGTCGTCGATGCGACCGTCGCGCACCGCGCGGGAATACTTGAGCTTTTCGCGGAAAACACCGGCAGGCGGTTCGTTGGACTGCGTGGTCAGCCAGATAACAAAGCCTTCGGGCCGAGATGCAAGTCCGCCTGTGGCTTCGCGGATGATGTCCGGCGCTTTGACGTTCTTGCCGAACAGCCACGCTTCGTCGATCAGTACCCCTACAGCTTTCTTACCGCCTACCGTGTCGCCATCGGCTGCCACCACTTTGAGCGTGGCGCCGGTTTCGCGGTGGGTGATGGTGCGAAGGTGCGGCTGGACGTGCATCAGGTCGCGCAGCTCTTCGTCGTGCTTGACCATGTCGGCCGCAGGCTTGAACGAGTTGTCAGCGATCTCTTTGGTCGGGGCCAGGATGATGAACTCGGCCGACATGCGCCAGTTGCGGATCAGCGCTGTGAGCATGATCCCGGCTGCAATGGTCGATTTGGAGTTCTTCTTCGGAATACACAACATGTACTCCGAAATCATCCGGCGCCCGGTGGTGTAGTCGTAAGCGCCGAAGATCGCCCCGGCGAAGTCGAACACCCACTCGGCGCAAGACTCGCCAATGGTCGGGCTGCCCGGCGCATCGACGATCTTGAGTTCGCGCAATACGGCCAGACCGGCCTCGGCTTCGTTTGGAAACAAGGGTGCCGGAATGATCGATTGCCTCAGGCGCAGCTTTTGCTCCCAATCTGGGCAGGCGGTTGTCCATTGCATTTACTTGACTGCCTTCAATGGGGGGGGCGGACTGGAGCCAAAGCGCCCTGCCCCGGCTACCTTGGCCGCGTTTTCGCGCTCGGTCTTTTTCCCGGTCTCGCCTTTACGTTGGTGCATGAAAGGCATCAGGGCTTTTGCAGCGTCGACCCGCAGCTTTGCCTCGGCTTCATGATCATTCATGGCCGCCAACAGGAAGGCTTTGGGGTCGGAGTAGGACAAGGCTTTGCTCAAATCGAAGCTTAGCGTGTCATCCGGTTCGCTCGTTTGTGTGACCTCATCAGCTGGTTTTTGCGCTGTTGAGGCTTTAACAATTTTCTTGGTTTTTTTGTTAAAGGTCGTTCCGGCCATTGCGGCCATCACGTAAGGGTCTTTTGCAAGCCGTGATCCGGCTGCCGATGCGCTGGAAGCTGCGTAACCTGCGGCTATGGCTGCGTCCTTATTTGAGGCACCGCCCCGCAAAGCGTCGACGAATGCCCGCTTCTTGGGTGTTAAAGCCATTAACAAAAATTCCTGAAAAGGGGAAAAAATGTGCGCGTGCGGGGATGGGTGGTCTAGGAGCAAAAGACCTCTGGAGTTTTACCCTACCCCCTGCCTGCTCGCCGAGCTGATCTACGAGCCCGACAGTTCCTCGCGTTTTTTGACAATGTCGTGGCAAGGCCTGCACAGCGACTGCCAGTTGCCGCGATCCCAGAACAGCGTCATGTCGCCACGGTGCGGCATGATGTGGTCGACCACGCTGGCTGCTGTCACCCGCTCATCACGCTCGCAGTAGACGCACAAGGGATGCGCATTGAGGTGTACAAGTCGCGCCTGTTGCCATGCGTAGCCGTAACCCCGCTGGGTCGAGCTGGCCTTGTCACTGCGCCATGACCCAGGTACTGCGGTTGCGATGCGATTGGCCTGGGGATGCAGCCGTGTAGCCAGCGTCTTGAGCCGGCTCATGCTGGATGGCGTGGAGCGCCACTCATATAGGTCAGCGGCTCTGACTCAGGATCCTGCTCATTCCCCTCCTCAGCCATGGCTGTGATCAGCTGGGTTTGTTGAGTCGCTATCCGTTCGAGGATCGCGGTCTGCTTGACTTGCTCGGTCAGCACCTGGTTTAACAGACCAGCCAAGGAGTTCTGCGGCTCGCTCATATGCAATCGCCTTCCACTTGTTGAGTCGTTCGCGCCGGGCGGCGCATCCGTTGCAGGCCATCAGTCTGAGCGCCGTGGCAGCTTGAAGTCAGCGAAGCGGTCAGCAAAGTCAGCGATCTTCTTCACACCCAAGAAGCCAATCCAAATGCCTGCGGGTGTAGCCAGACTGGACGGCAGGCCGAAGTACTCCAGCACCGCAATCAGGCTGGTGGTAAGCAACATACAGATGGTCGCTTCAAGCATCGCCTGCCGCCGAGTACCACCGCCGTAGATGATGCGAGCTACTGCCATCGCGGCTGATGCCAACGCCGCGTAAATAGTTGGCGAGTGCTGACTCAGCCACGCGAGCGCTATCACCCAGGTGTCTGGCTTATCAGGCATATGAGGCATCCGGTGTCCTCCCTTGCGGGGAGTGAAATAAGTTCGGCCCCAACAACACTCCCGGCTTGGAGCTACGGGTGTGGCAGGGCCGAAAACGAAAAAGCCCCGGCAAATGCCGAGGCTCAGTGAACTATAGAAAGCAAAAAGCCCCGCTCAATGGCAGGGCTTTAGGTCGTCGATCTTCATAACGCGCAAAATCGACATGATGGGACTAATTTACGGCGAGTCGGCGAGTCAGTCAAGCGGCAACAATAAAGATTTCTTCGGCGTCGAATATCTCGGTGGCATGGATAACAGCCCCCTCTTCAAGTGCCTCCAGACGCTTGCCAATACCAGCCCTCCAGTCTCTACGAGTGCGCTCTGCTGATGCTTCAAGATCCCAGGTGTTCATGTCATAGAACTCGGCAGGCAGCACGATCATGTCTGTTGAGCGCTTACCAGACTGAACGCCCTTAAGCTTGGGAATGGCCCAGGCAGTCACGGCTTTGTAGATGAATAGCTGCGGTGCTGGTGAGGAAATTCGATTGATTAACCGCCCTATGGCCGCGACTTTGTTGGCCTTGTGCGTCGAGTACTTCGCCACCAGCACATCCCACTGAGCCGGGGCCAGCTCGCGGTGCAGCAGCGCATACAGGCAGCAGTCGTAATCGAATTTGTCCCGCACCGAGATACCAGCGCCCTGGCCGCCTGAGCGCAGTTCGGCATCGATGAGTTTCTGCCAGCTCTGCTTGGTTGAGTTGTCGATGTTGTCTGCTGCAAGCACGCGCACCAGAGTGCCCATCACGTCTTTGTAAATACCCATCACTTAACCTCCAACGCTGCTGAATGGGTGGACTTAAAAGCCCGCACACCACATCTGGCTAACACCATGTTCTGGCAGGCATGGATAGCGCTGCAAAACTCGTTCTGTCCCATCGGATGTTCAATGGGCAACTTCAGGTATTCATTCCAAGCATCACCCAGCATCTGAGCAACCTTGGCTTCTTGATCAGTCAACTCAGCAGCTGCGGTGACCATTTTTAATCCTCGCCTATGGTTGTTTTCTGAATAGCGCTGCACGCCGCGCCGTTAGCGGCCTCCAGCGTATTACCGGATTCTCCGAATCTAACGCCTGTCTGCCCGTGGATCAGGTTGAAACCCTTCTCGTCTAGATGGGCGTGCCACTTCTCCAGCGCGTCACGCTTGCGGTTCATCACGTCCGACTGGATGTAGACCTTCACGTTGTGGCCCATCGCGTGGTTGATCAGCAACTCACCAATCAGGTGGTCGATGCCGAGGACTGCCCAGCCGGTGCGGGCTACCTTACGCAGGTCGTGACTGGTCCACTCACCCTTCCCCAACCGGGTAAACACGGCACTGGCCTGCCCTTCGCTCAGCGCTTTGCCATTGCGCGCCGGAAACAGGTACTGGCCGTCATAGCCACGGGCGGTTTGGGTTTCGCGGTACCTGATCAACAGGCCGCGCACTTGGTCAGTCAGTGGCAGGTGATGCTCCACGCCGGTTTTGGTGTGTTCTGCTGGAATGAACCACTCGCGTTCGGCCAGGCTGATATGCGGCCAGCGTGCCTGCCGGGTTTCTCCGATTCGCGTCCCGTGGCACAGCATCATCAGGGCCAGCATGGCGTCAGCCGGTTCGTAGACCATGACCTGCCCCAACTCGGCCAGCAGATCCTGAAGTTGCACACCCCGCAGCCGGGACGGCTTGATCCCGACCTTGGCTTTGGAAAAGTCGCTGAACTTGATGGCAGCCATCGGGTTGGACGTGATCAGGCCCAGCTTCAACGCTTGCCGAAATGCCAGGGCCAGTAACTGGAACGCCAGACGCACGTAATCGATGGAAAGGGCTTCCTGCAACGGCCACATGAACAGGTTATCGAGGGTCGCCTTGTTGACCTCCACCAGCGGCAAGTCACCCAAGCGCGGCAGCAGGTGGCACTTCATGGCCGAGGCGCCGGTGTTCTTGCGCTTGGCCGATAGGCTGCGGTCACGGGCCATACGGTCGGCGTACCAGGTGAGCAGCTCACCCGTGGTGGCCCATTGGGAAATGGTCGAACCCGCATCAGCCGACACACGCAGGCGCACGGCCGGCAGCGCGGCCAGTACCTGCTTGGCGCTCAAGTCCGGGAAGGCTCCGATGCGGTGCCAACGGCGTTTGTTGAGCAAGTACCATGAGCCCCGGGTGCGGTTCTTGGAAAAGCGAAAGTGCAGCGCCGGGTGGCCGGCATCCCGCAGGTCGCGCACATGCTCGAGCTTGGCATTGCGGCCAATCTCCGCGTCGGACAGCTTCACAGTCAGAGTTTTGATTTTGGTGTTCATTGCCCCGCTCCCACAGGTGATTGCAGGTCCACCACTTCAAAGGTGCTGGGCCACATCAATCCGCCGAAATGCTTTGCAGCGCTTTCATGCTCAAACAGAGCCACGGCCCGGTCGGGCTTGTCGCTCAAGTCGAGCTTGTAGGAGCAACAGTGAACGGCCCAACGGTAGGCGCTCGGCTCAACCGGGGCCAGGTGAGGATTAGGCATGCGCAGCACCTCCCGAACGCATGGCCCGCAGCGCGGCCAGAGCCTTGTTGCCCACTTCTGGCGCACTGCGCTCGATGGTCCGTGGCGGCAAAGCCAGCGGCATTTTCTGCAACGGCAGGCCAGCCAGAATTCGGCGCACAGTGATCGTGTAATTACGCTCAAATAGTTTGATGCTCAGGTCGTGGGACAGCCGGTTGAGGTTTTCAAAGCCGCACTCTTTGGCCGTGTGCCACACCGCGTCATGGGTCCACTTGGCCTGGCCGGCCATCGACGGATGCGCGTTACGGCAAGCCTCGCGGTGAGCATCTGCCAATCTCGGCAAGCCGAGCATCTCCGCCGTTGGCGTGCACCAACCGATGAACACGCCCACGTTCGGCACAAAGTCCTTGGCGGCTTGGCGGGCCTGCATCAGGCCGAAACGCAGCTGCTCGGTGCTGCAGATCCCGGCTTCGAGAAAACCGCGCATCCACTGCTGCTTGGCGGCCTTGTACGTCGCCATATCCGGCCAAGCCTGCTTCCACGCCGGGAAGATCGAGCGCAATTCGCGGAACAGGCCGTTGATGACCTTGGCCGTGGCCTGGGACAGCTCGGCGGCGGGCTGGATGTGCTCGCTTTCACCGGCAGCGATAAATTGGCCAGTCTGAACCTTGGCCCACAGGCCGGTGGCGATTACTGAAACTTGATTCATTTGGCACCTCCGTTGATCCAACTGGTGTCGTCATCGTCAAACCCGGGCACACCAGCCTGAACCACAGCACTAGCTGTTCTCACCCGCTCACGCTTAATCCAGGTGGCCAGCCGGAAACACCAGCCCGCGCCGCTATCGACAGTCGACGGTTTGGCAACATGAAAACCTTTGAAGCCTGAAATGACTTCATCGGTAAGCGAGTCAGGTGGCAGACCAGCGATAGCGAGCTGATCGGCTATCGCCTTCGCTGCAGGCTCCCACTGAGCGAACATGGCAAAGCGTTGGCGGTCATCGGCGCTGTCGAGTACTTGCTGATCCTGCTCAGCAATCACCCCAGCCAACTCGCCCTGCAGCTGCTCTTTGGTTACTTGATGGTTAAGTGGTGGTTTGGGTGCAGAATCTGCACCCCGCTCTGTCGAAATCTGCACCCCGGTGTGTTGTAGGTTGCACCCCGGGACGTCGAAATCTGCACCCCGCTTTGACCGGGGTGCAGTATTTGCACCCCGTGAAAATTGAAGGTCGTAAACAACCGGGCGACGGTCATGCTGGTCGATATAAACCGCAGCGAGAGCCTGGTTACCTCGAACAATCCACTCGGCCTCACGCAAAAGGTCGAGTTTGTAACGAACAGTTCGCTCGGAAAGACCGGTGTCTTCGCTCAGGCGATTTACAGAGGGGAAAGTCCCGCGCCCGTCTGCACTGGCGTAGTTGGCTAAACACAGCAGGACGTGACGAGCACTTGAATCGGCTAAATCAGCCTTGGGAATTTGCAGCGCCCAAGACATCGCTTGGACACTCACCGCGCAACTCCTATGCAAGGAGCGCAGGTTTGAATGGGATTACTTGATGATCCAATGGTGCTCATAGCGGGCCCCTAAGTAAGTGATAGATCAGCCGGGCACCCCAGTGGCTTTACTGCCTCGGAGTTGGCTGCTGGATGGATTAACAGCTAATCAGCCGCACTACTGGTCGAAGTGGTGAAGATTGATAATCACCGGGCACACAAAAGCGCCCTGCTGATTCCTCAGATGGCGATCGCTTCTGCAAGCTGACTTTTGGTTGGATTTTGCGAAGGAAAAGAGCGCACCTCCTCCGCTGTATATGAGCCATCTGCGTGTTGAGTGACGTAGATATCCCGGCCACGACGAATGGCCTTACTAAGGGCGCCTTGAGTCATTTTGAGCAAGGCTGCAGCCTCGCACTGCCCAAATTCTTGGGCAAAAGCAGTGATGTGAACTCTCCTCATAGGAGTTCTCTCCATGGTTTTCATGGCGAGATATTACCTTTGGCATTTTTAAATGTAAATGCCAATGGCATTTGATGCTTTATTACCGATGGGAATAGGATCCGGCCATGAGTAAAAAGCCGCTACCCCCCGAAAAGAAAGAAGAGTGCCAGCGACTCAAGGCCATCTTTAACGCAAAGAAAAATGAACTTGGTTTAACCCAGGAGAAGCTTGCTCATGCTTTGGAAATGAACCAGAGCTCGGTAAGCCATTACCTGAATGGCATAAATCCCCTCAATGCCGCAGTTGCTGCGTCATTTGCGAAAATTCTGAACGTTGACGTTTCCGAGTTCAGTGAGCGACTCGCGGAAGAAATGACCAAAATCGCTGAGGCTATTGGCCCGCACGCCGCTAGAGAAGACAATGTTGTCACTGTCGATTTCACCAGAAAGCCCGACAGCGAGGGATACGTGACAATCCCCAGATTGAATGTTTGCGCATCAATGGGGCATGGCATAACGGCGCCCGATGGGCAGATAGATGTGATCCGCGACATAACCGTGCATCTCGCTTGGCTCGCACGCCGGGGTATTCATTACTCAAAGCTCGAAAATCTGGCAATCATTACGGGTGATGGAGACAGCATGGAGGGGACTTTCAGCGATGGCGCCTCCCTTCTGATTGATCGAGGTATTACCGAGATAAAAACAGATGCTATTTATGTTTTTACCCTCGACGGTGATCTATTCATCAAGCGCTTGCAGCGGATCACTGGCCGGTCCCTATCCATGATTTCCGACAATCCAATCTATCGCCCAATTGATCTGGATGGCGAGCAATTGGAACGAATGCATGTTCATGCCCGCGTGCTTTTGGCTTGGGATGTGAAAAAGCTCTGATAAAGACTCTGTAGGAAGGACCCTTGGATGACCTTGATTGAATCAATTGATACAACCCGGCTAATTAAGCGATCCCGTGCAGAGCCTATGAGGTCGAAACTCAGCTGGCACGAGACTTGGGAAGGTCCCGATTCTGGACTGATAAAAAATTGGGAGATCGGCCGGAAGCTTGCCATCCAGAATCCCGACCTGGCCGCGCAGACGCGGGCAGGTGAGCTCCCTCCCCTAAACTGGAAAGGTGGGAGCGATCGAACGCTGGTTAAACGTGAAAAATTTGGATCCTTACGCTACCTGGCCCAGTGGCAAGGCCTGCGCGGCGAAGATCTCAGCATTGATATGGATGCAGAGGTAACTTTCAAATGCCAGAAAACGCAGATGATCGTGACTTTCACGCCAGACACTCGCAAAATTTTGAATGAGTCCGACAATAAAAATATTGAAGAAGGAGCTTTAAGTGGTGGACCTACATCAGGAGTTTCAGAACAGTCGCTTTTTCCATGAGGATCGCATTGATAGGCGCTCTGCTGATGCCTTAGTAGGCTTGGCAGCAGGCATCGTTTCCGACGGTGTCGTCACCTTAAAAGAGGCTATTTTTCTTGAAGAGTGGATTGCCAAAAACCTCCTCCATCTAGAAGATCCTGTCGTCAACATCCTCTATCGCCGTCTATCAAACATGCTTTCCGATGGGGCCTTAGATCCCGAAGAATCGAGAGAGCTTTTGGCAATGTTGCAAAATTTCTCAGGCCTGAGCTTTAGCCAAAGCAAGGCTGCAAACAACGCCAGCGAAACCAGCTTCACCGCCCCGAATGACCTCCCCTTCAATATGCCCGTGCCCGAAATAGTCTGGGCAGAACGCCTATTCGTCTTCACTGGCGTTATGGCCTATGGGCCGCGAAAGGATTGCCAGGCACTTATTGAAGAACGCGGCGGGCTGATTGGCGGCGGGATCAATAAAAAGACTCACTACCTGGTGGTAGGAAGCGTCGGAAACGATCAGTGGCGCCATAGCAGTTATGGTCTAAAGATCATGAGAGCTGTTGAATTGCGCGATTCAGGGAGCCCGGTTGCCATCATTGGAGAGCACGCATGGCAAGAAGCACTTTTCGGACGTTCAACTACCGAATAACCATTTAGCCAGCATCATGCCTCACACCTAAAAGGCCTTCATCCGGCCCAGATAGAAACCCGCCAAGCGCGGGTTTTTTCATGCGCTCCAAAAATATTAATACCAATGGCATTTACAAATAATATTGCCATTGGTATTGTTTGTTCATCGCCGGCTCACACCGGCAACAAGCCGGAGACTCACCGGCTACCACGGCCAGGGGGAAACCTGACCCCAGCCCCCTCACGGGGACCGACTGGCACAGCAATGAGAGCTCTTTAGAAACGGACACTTTCACTGCTGCACCTGGCTTGCCGGGTGCATCGGGAAAACAACCGGGAAAAAATCATGGAATCGACGATCGTAGACGGAGCATGGAGAGGCCACCTCGGCCGAGGCCTTGCGCCACGGGAACTGCAATTCGTGCTTTCAGTTGCTCAGGGGCTGACCGCCAAAGAGATCGCCAGAGAGTTCGGCATTGCGCCGGGCACCGTGGTCAAGCGATTGGCCTGCGCCATGTTCAAGCTCGGCGTTCACCGCCAGGGCGCAATGGTTGCCGAAGCAATGCGGCGGCAGATCATCACCCCGCTCTGCCTGTTACTGGCCGGACTGATTGCCCTCCACACGTCCACCGGCAGCGAAATGGTCCCCCGCGACCGTCGCCCCACAGAACGGCGCTTCGCCGAAATGCGCCTGGTACGCCGCGCCGAAGTGCCAGAGCTGACCGGTTAACTCCCTTATAGCGCCAGCCCGGCGCACAGGAACAACAAACCAAGGAGCATCACCATGTTGATACTTACCCGACGAGTAGGCGAAACCATCCGCATAAACGACGACATCAGCATTCAGGTGCTGGGCATTTGCGGGCAGCAAGTAAGACTCGGCATCACCGCCCCTGCGGATGTGGCGATTCACCGCGAAGAGGTCTACGAACGAATCCAGGCACAACGCGAGATAAACAGCGCGGCTTAACTCGCAACGAATCAACCAGCGCCACGACAGCCTGTCGCTAACTGCCCGAGCCCTTGGTACTCCCCAGCACCAGGACGTATCGGTCTGATCTTCGGCTTTTACCGGCCTGAGTACAGACCGATGCGGACGCCAACCCAGCAGACGCTGGACACCTGTATCACACCCCTACTCCCGTGACGAACAAACCGGAGGATTCTGCCATGCATACATAAACCGTGACGGGCACGCCCGCACAGCCAGGCTCTTACATACGGTGGCGTTTTAAGAGAGCAACACAGCCCGGTTTCGACTGGGCTTTTTCATGCCTGCAGTTATTCGTCAGCCCTCCCTTATCGCAAGGCCTTAGCGCTGACGAATACCCGTAACCCAAGTCGAGGATCGACCATGCACCCATCAATCGCCCAGCGCATCACCGTTCTCGACGGGTTGCGCGCACGTACACGTCAGGCCACTAACGAGTTCTACCAAAAGCCGAACATGATCGCACCGGCGCTTGCCCCGCGATATATCGTCAAGCCAAGCGGCAACAACACCTTTGATGTGATCGAGCGCTCTACCGGCAAGATCATCGCTGAGCGTTTCGGCCACAACAACGCCACTGGTCATGCTCGTGAGCTGGAGGCAAAAGCTAAGCAGTTCAACGTTAAGCAGTTCGGAAAGCTCCTGAGCAGATGGACTTTGCGCATAGGCATCACGCTGACCGTATTCGCCTTCTTCAGCAGTCACATGTAAGACGTATAGCCCGTATCCAGCAACGCAAACGTCAAACATAGTTGGCATTGCAGGCCAGCGGAATTGAAGAGGTAGGCCATGGTCCGGATTGGACAATAACGATCGGCGAATGCCGCCGCGAAACACGGTCGAGTACGACGAGAAGGAGTTGCTGCACCGGTTACGACTGGCTGATCGGCAGAAGCTTGATGAGCTGATGACGTGGAACGGCATTAAGGAGATCAGCGAGGTAACCCAGAACCTCAACGCTCACTCTCTGAGCCCTACTCTCTCCTATCAGGCAATTGATAGTCCGCACCACAAAATCGAAGTTAGCGAAAACGTGGCGCGGATAAATCAGGCAGCAGGCCCGAACCAGACAGCACACCGACTTCAGAAACCTGACACACCAGTTTTTTACATATCACCAAGACTGGGACGTCAGTTCAAAGAGCCCGGCATAGCCAAACTACAGAGATATCTGGGGGACGAAACTACATGCCCTTGCTGTTTTCCGCACTGAACCAGCGTTGAAGGTTCTTGACCAACTCCGCAATACGCCCAACTTCAGCAGCAGTAAGAGTCGCGGCTTTAGTCGGAATACCACCTTGATCTTTTGGCACTTCAAGTCCTGAGTAATCAAGAAAAGAGCTCAACTCAGAAACCCACTCTATTGCGGGCTCCGTCAACTGATCGCGCCGAATACTCGACAAGCCGTTACTGCACTCAATCAATGCTAACCCAACAGCTTTGTCTTTACCGATTTCATCCAATGCAGAAAGCGTGTCCTCTGCGCTAGAAAAACAATTTGCCGCCCTAAAGAAAGGCACCATAAAAACCTCCAATGTTTAGATTACAAGGCGATATTCAACATCATCCTATCCCAAAATGCCACCATGCTGCTGGGCACGGCTCCGTCAGTTTCACATGTATACTGAACCGGAAGATTAATCGGTTCATTCCGGGCATGAAGAAACCAGTATATCGTCAACTGTTTCAAGATACTCACGACAAAACTCTACGCTTTTCTTGGCCAAATAGTAAAGGCAGACATACGAATCAAGCATATGACTCCCCTTTACTTCAGGAACCACCTCTGGCGCAGATTCAATCTGTGAAAATATCATACACCCTAGAGCGCCACCCTCTTTTTTGCTCATCTGCTCAAACTTCATGATCGACTCAGAGTAATCTAGGTGTTCGAAAGCGTGCAAAAAGTTTAAGCAATCATTACGCAACTTAGGCCAATCATTCAATCGAGAAAACTTTAAGAGGTCTCGCAAGGAGTCAACAAATAATCTCAAATCCTTAAAGTAGTAGCTTACTATAGAAGCTTGAAAAGCATCTCTTGCCAGCAGCGTTTCCGTATGAAGAAATCTAAAATCCCTAAACTGGAAGTCGTGAGCAACAATACCATTTAACCCAATGGTCTTATCTAAAGAATAGTCACCCTTTTTATCTGGTGTATTTGTTAACAACCAAAGTCTGATCGCATACCTATCTAACCTAAACATTACAACTGCATGATGACTTGATAAGGTTTCTTTGTTGACCTCATATCGCTCACGCCTAAGCAAAACTTCATTCCTAGCCTTCTCTTCTGCTGCCGACCTGGCAGACAGTCGATATGAGCAAGCATTAAGAAATAAACCAGCACAAACGACGCCCAACAAAACCTCCAGCGATACTAGCGACCTCGCAAGCTCGGTTTTTGGCGAAACATCGCCATAACCCAGAGTTGTAGCTGTAACAGCGCTGAAGTAAAAAAAATCGACAAAGCCTGTAGGATTACCGATAAAATCCTGCTCCCCAATTACGCAGTACACTAAAGCAAAAACAGGTACTAGCGCTATAAAAGTCAGACCGAAAATAACCGGCTCTTCCATTAAATTAAACGCAGAATTATTTTCCAACTTATTGCCCCCCCACGAAGCTATCCATGAAAATTCTTGGAGTGTATTGCGTTTAAAGGCTTCCTCCGACCGCTTCCTTTAATGTGACAGTTTAGATCAGAGATTTTAATTTCTTTAATTCGATGTACTAGCCATAAACCGAAACTATACCGGCCAGGAGCCATTATGCCTATGACCTACGGAAGCGTCTGCAGCGGCATCGAAGCCGCAACACAAGCCTGGCATCCGCTAGGCATCCGGGCCGACTGGTTCGCAGAGATTGAGCCGTTTCCATCGGCGATCCTAGCCCACCACTACCCAGATGTGCCGAACCTCGGCGACATGTCCAAGTTGGCCGCTCTAGTGTTAGCCGGCAAGATCCCAGCGCCAGACGTGCTGGTAGGTGGTACCCCGTGCCAGGCTTTCTCGGGCGCGGGTATGCGCGAAGGCCTCACCGACCCACGAGGCGCCCTTACCATCAAATATGTGGAGCTTGCAGATGCAGTTGACTATGTTCGCGCAAACCGAGGGGAGCCCGCCTCCGTCATCGTCTGGGAAAACGTCCCTGGCGTCTTATCTGACAAAGGCAACGCCTTCGGATGCTTTCTTGGATCGCTTGCTGGGGAAGACTGCGAGCTGCAGCCTCCAAGGAAAAGATGGGAGGACGCTGGTTGTGTGTATGGCCCCAAAAGAACAATCTCGTGGCGGATCTTGGACGCCCAATATTTCGGCTTGGCCCAACGACGCCGTCGTGTGTTCGTTGTCGCAAGTGCTCGATACGGGTTTGATCCCCTTGAAGTACTTTTTGAGCGAGAAGGCTCTCGCCGGGATAGCCCGCCGCGACGGCCGGAGGAGCTGTCACTTCATCCTACACTCACGGCGAAAGGGGGAGGCTCTCTCGATGACAGAGAGGCATATGTACTGGAGCCCGAAGGCGTCCGCCGAACCAGTGTGATCGAGTGGGAGCGCTGCCAAGGCTTCCCCGACAACTACACGCGGATCCCTTGGCGCGGCAAGCCTTCCAGCAACTGTCCTGAGGGCCCCCGCTACAAAGCGATCGGAAACAGCAAAGCCGTCCCTGTGGTTCGCTGGATTGGTCAGCGAATACTGAGTCAATTTAATCTGAGTCGCTGAGCAGCCCCCCATCATCCGAACTCAGCGTCGGCTCTAGATCCTGAGGTCTATTTAGATCGTTCTGCTCCCTAATTTTTTGGTCGCGACGCTCCTCAAGACACAATCTGGTTCGGGCAACATCGTAGCTCTTACCCTGACTGATCGCGTCCAAAGTTGACGATATCCGAAAATATCCGCCGCAAGGTGCACAGCAGAATCGAAGCCCGCCTCCGAATGACAGATCTTCCACCGCGTCAATATTCCTGCAAATTGGACACACCACAACTTATCTCCTCGCTCAATTCAATCACACAAATGTAGCTGACCCATCACCACTCCACCGCCCGGCAAGGACTCCCCATGCCTAAAGAAAACAAACTCACCCTGAAGCAACAGCGCGCCGAGCAGGTTAACCAAGTAATTCGAATCATTGGAAATCACGGCCGGCATTTCTTCTTCAACCAGAAGGCCAACCGTTACGCCTATATGGAAGTCGATCAGCGCGGCAAGATCTGGTTCATCGATGATTACAGCTCCCGGCGGATCTTCACTCATAAAACAGACTGGGGAGGACGGTGGCGTGGGTTCAGTCATGGCGGCACGCTTCGCTCACTTGTAGAAGAGTTCCGAGATTACATCCGCACCGGTGAGCCACTGCACCCAGGCTATCTCGGGCCTGAGCGGTTTGATGACAGCAACATCTGGGGTTACGACATCGAGGGAATGCGAGCTGTACGCAAACAGGCCGGCACCCTGCCCGTCTTCCGTCAGGCCATAACGGAGGCAGCATGACCGCCCTCCGCCGAACTGCAAAAATTCGCGGCGCCCCCATGCGGACGCTGGATCTGCAAACCATCTGCGATAAATGCGACAGATCACGCGCACACGGCAACCACATCAAATGCAGCAAGTTGCGCCAAGCCGAAGCGTCAGCGCGGCGCGCACGGGAGAAGGTATGACCACAAAGAATGTTGGCGAGCACATCGATGCTCGTTGCACCCGTTGCGGCGGCCGCAACATGCAAATCACAGAAGAGTTTATAGGCACTGGAAACTATGAAGTGCAAGCCGGAAAGGTGAGCGTCGTAAAGCCGGCCGACGAGCTAAAAGCCACAGGCCGCCTCTTTGGACGCTGCCGTCAATGTGGCCATGGCTGGGTGTTCCGCAAGAACCCACTCGCTTCCTAGCCCACCATCACCCCGCCCGGGGAAAGGACTCAGACATGGCAAAGATCATTGCCCAGATCACAGCCCGCCTCCCACGCTTGATGGAGGCCGGCGAATACAGAAAACTGCGTTACGCAGGCGGCAAGCCGAGCTTGCAACAACTCAAAAAATGGATAGAGGAAGGCGAAGTGTTGGGAGAGGTAAAAGGCGGGATGTATTTCGTAGACCTGCAGGCCGCAATTATGGGGTCGAGCGATCCGCTGCTCGCTCAAATGCTGGAGCTTGGGTAATGGCTTCTCGGCCTCGCACGATCAAAAACCGCAAGCTTCCCCCCAACCTCTACCCCAACGGCAAATACTGGCGGTACCGCAACCCCATTACCGGCCTGATGACCAGCATCAACCGCCCCCTGGAAGACGCCATCAAGCTGGCCAGGGCTGCCAATGCAAAGCTGGCCCCTGTGATGGCCGGTGACGGTGAGCTGCTCATGATCCTGACAGGTGATCGCCTGCCCACAATGCGCAATCTGATAGAGCGCTTTGAGGCCGATTGGCTGAAAGACCGTGGATATGCCGCCCGTACTCTGGTTGAGATCCAGTTCAAGCTTGAGCGCTACCGGCAGGACTTGGGGGATCAGTTGGTCGGCCAGCTCGATGTGCTTAGCATCGCGGAGTACCTAGACGGTTTCAGCAACAACGCTTACACCAAGCACCGCGGTTTGTTGATCCAGATTTTTGCCTTCGCGGTGGCCAAGGGTTTGGCTGAGCGCAACGTGGCCGAGCTGACGCTGATCAAAAAGGAAGCAGAGAAGAAGCGTCAGCGACACACGCTGGCGGGCCTGATGACGATTGTGGACGCGGATACCACACCACTCTGGTTGAAACGCGCCATCCGCCTGGCACTGGCCAGCCTGCAGCGGCGTGACGATATCGTTTCGTGGCTCAAGTCCGCAGTCGACCTTGAGAACAACACGATCAAGGTTTCGCCCGGTAAGACTCAGGGCTATGACAACCCCATTCACCTGCAGATCAAAATGGGCAAGGCTCTACGAGAGGTTGTGAGCGAATGTCTGCGCTCCCCTGTGGCTTCGCCTTACCTGATTCATTACAGGCCCAAGGCGAGAAGGCGTGAGCAGATAGACGCCAAGGATCACTGGACCTCGGTCACTCCGAACTATCTGAGCAACGAGTTCAGCAAGGCACGTGACGCGGCGCATGCGTATGACCATATTCCGACCACCGAACGACCCACCTTTCACGAGATCCGCGCTTTGGGTGCATGGCTATATGAGCAGCAGAATTTCCCGCAGGAATACATCCAGGCGCTGATGGGCCACGCGGACGCGAAGATGACCAAACACTATCAGGAGGGGCACACAGAGAAAGGTATCGAGTACCTGGAGGTGGGGGCTGATTTGGCATTCTGA